TTGCGTATTAAGGACCAGCGGCATATTTGCCGTAGTCTGCAAAACCTTTGTTGTATTCTTGTGAAGGTGTTCCTTCAGCGAAAGCTTTATCCATTATTTGTTCTTGTTCCACATCAAGTGGTTTTGGTTGTAGTCTAGTAATGCGGGCTTTTTGAGCAGCTCGTCTCTTCAAAGCCCGCACTTCCCACTCCTCCTTGCCAGTCTTGGGCATTTTCCTAGGCTCAACCCTCTCAACCTCATCAGTAACCGCAGTGTCTGCCGTCTCTGGTGAGGGGCGAGCGATGGGTTTTGGTGAGGGGCGCTCTTCAAACTGGAGGTCACCCCCTCCTGGACCACCGCCCTGTGTTGGTTTCCTATCATCTACCACCGCAGCTTTTAATATTGGGGGTGGGGGAGGGGGTTCAGAAGTCTCTACAACTTCCTCCAAATAATCCTGAAGCTCGTATTGGGCATCTTGAATGTTGTTCATCCAGGAGCCGTTAATAGCGTTTGAAATGGTGTGGAAGTCCTCCTCCTCAAAGAACTCCTTTGAAATCAGGTTGTCCAAGAAGTCATTGGTGCGCTCTTCACTTCCCTCCTCTGCCCCCTGATTAATCTGGGAAAGGAGGAGGGCAGAAGCAATATCAGCAGCAATTGGGTTCTCGTCCTCAAAGGCGCTTTTGAAAAGGGAGGGTAGGTCTGCCGTCTTAGCTACCTTTCCGAGTATTGGGGCTAGGTTGCCATTCTCAAAGTAATCCCGCGCCTCGTCCAGTGTGATGTGCCCGTTGGTGTATGCTGCCTCAACAAACCGGGGTTCATAAATGGACTTCTGGTTATCAGTAACCCGTTTGACAGCTGGGATTGCTACAGCAGAGGAGAGCATGTTCTCAGCTAGGGAACCAATCATTTGCCTGAAGCGGGGGCTATTCCAATTGGCATTCGGCTGGCTTTGAATTATTTGTTCAGTAGAGCCTGGGGCAGCAGAACCACCAGCCTCGCTTGGATACAATCCAATTGCGGCAGCAGTACCAACAGGACCACCAACCTTCAAAGCATTACCTACCCACCCCAGTACTCTACGCTTAGCTGTTTGAAGAGCGGTTTCAACTGGGCCGAGGGTGAAACGAGGTAGTGGCTTCTTATAGGGAAGCGGGGGTACCACCGCTGGAACCCCACCTGGGGGAGGGGCACTTGCAGTGGGGGGAAGTGATGGGGGGCCGGGGGGTTTGATAGGCGGTCGAGAAGAGGGTGGCTGTTGAAAGGCACTCCTAGCTGTGGGAGGTTCTACCCTTGAGTACTTTCCAGTCCCAGGCTCACCAAATGGGGTGGCTGGAACTTTAGCAGCATCAGAGGGAACTTGCCCCATCCGAACACCGGGCTTATTCTCAATCTGGGGAGCCGCCCCACTGGTAAACGGGGCCTTAACACCCGGCACCCGCTGGTGTTTATCAAATAGAGCCAACAACCTAGAGCCTCTTCCCCACAGATCAAAGGGGCTTTCAAGAAGGGGTTCAAATCCAACCTCTGGATCGTACTCCCTGTCCACCATCAAGCCCATACTTTCAAACCAATCCCCGATACCCTCTGTTACTTCTGCGATATTCTCGACTATGGTATCGGTGAGGCTTTTTTCCTCTTCCTTCTTCTTCTCTGCGGCTTCACGTACTGCGGCTGCGAGGTCGAACTTTTCCTTATCTTTAGTAATACCCGCAGTAGCCCCAGCGTCCTCTGCTTGTTCTTCTTTACTCTTAATCCGTCTAGCTTGGTACAAAAGAGGGTTGCCAGAAACCCCCTCTGCTCGTCCCCCAGCAGCACCATATAGAGAAATCATATCATCCATATCTTTTGCGGAGTGGCCTGTTATTGGGATGATTTCAACTGGCTTCAGCCCAGACTTTAGAAGTTGGATTACTCTAGCTTTACGTAATGACCGGGTTACGAAGTGCCCCTCGTCCTCACTCTTGTCATCAAACACCTTATGCCAAATTTTAGTACTTTTCACAAAGTCTTGAACGCTCTTGCCTACATCAGCAGCCTTTGCTATCTTGTTATCTTTAGTTAACCACAGAGCGGAAGAAGGCTGTAAGGTAATCCCCTCTTCTGCGTATGCTTCTTTAAGGGCATCAAGCTGGGCTTGTATCTCCTCTAAAGAGAACCCAATATCTACACCCTCTGGGTTAGCAATTTGAAGTCTTTTATCTTTCTTAGCATCCCTACCTTTTTTGGATGCTCTGGTAACAACCTCACTTTGAACTTTTCCATCTGGGGCTAGTTTACCCCAGGTTATAGATAAATCCTTTTGCCCCTCAAGCTCCCCCGTTCTCCCGGCAGTGTTGTTGGCAAGCATTACATACGCAGCAGCGCGGGTGCCTTCAAACGTACCCATGTTTTGCAATGTCTCTACAAGCGCCAGCACCCCCTCAAATTTAGGGACATCCTCGTTTTCTCCCACTGTACGAGATACAGACCTAGGTATTTTAAGGTTAGCTAGTTGGTTGTTGACTACATATTCTTGTCTAGTTATAGGGTCTTTGTAGGTTGTTAAAATGCTAGCAATACCAAGTGTATCAGCAGCTATATGATCGTATTTCCTAGCTAGAGTAGTATCTTCAAGGGTACCCTCTTTGGAATGAACTTCGTAAATGTACTGCTGCCCCTCATCCCTAGTGATGTGCGAGAAGACTAGGGCGTTGATTTTACCATCTTCTGCAAACTCTTTGAATTTATTGGTAGCGTCAGGGTCGTTTATCTTTTTATGAAGCCACTCAAAAAGTTTACTGGTGGGTTTTAGGTAAGTTCCGTTTAGTGTAGTGGGTGTCAGTGGGGCATCAACAACAGTATCGTAGTACTCTCTTTTAATGATCTCCTTGAACTCTGGGGTTAGGGTATCTCCCACAAGCTCTTCAAAAGAGAGCAGCCTCCCGCCGCTTGCAGAGAGAGCCTTCTGCATCTGAGCGTTGGTGGGCTGTTTTTTGGTAGCAGCCTTCTTTGAAGTTTTCTTAGCTTTCGCCACTATCTAATACCCAAAAGTAGCATCCACCATCGGGGGTGGCTGCCTAGATTGTGAAACCCTAAAATCTTGTATCAAATCTCTAGCCGCTCTTGGCCTAGACATAAACATATACCTCAAAGCATCGTAAGCGTGGTCTTCAGCTTTGGTATCAACATCTTCGGGGTTATTTTTGCAGAGGGGGATTGTAGGCATTGACCTAATAGTGTTGACACAGTTACTGAAAAGCACAACACCATTACCCTCCTCCGAAGAGGCTTGAAGTCGGCGGTGTGTTTCAAGTTTCCCAGCTAACCTATTCTTGTCAGCCCTCCTCCACTTAACACCCCGCTGCACCATAACCTCAGCTATGGAAGGGCCGGTTTGCCCCCGCATATCCCAGCATGAACCGTCAAGCACGTAGTCTTGAATGTACGGGTCCCCGGCTTCCATCTCTATGATGAGGTCGGCCAACCTTTCGGCGTTCCAACCTTTCCCATAAAGCTCACGATAAACCCAGATGTTTCCATCGAAGTCTACAGCACCCCAAAGTACACAGGAAGGGCTAGCATAACCATAATCGCAAGCCCTAATTCGTGTCCATGATTTCGGTAATTCAAAGGGATCACAGACATGCACATTTCTATCAAACTCGGTGAAAGCTGCACCTTCAGCGACATCCCAATCCCCTTCAAGTAATCTACGCCGCTCTACCTCTGGGAGGGACATCAACATCGCTTCATAATCCCCAGTGGACATGAGCGATGGGTTGTCAGTCAATCTAGCGGGTATGAATTTGCGGTAAAATAGTGGTTTTCCAGCGTTTGCATGACTTGGGGGGAATAGGAGGGTAGCCCCGCTTTCAATATCAACTGCTGGGAAGGCGTGGTTGGGCGGGCTAGGATCAATATACATCTTTTTGACCCACCAACCCCCAATACCACCGGGGTTGGCTGTGTTTCCAGACACCCATACATGATTTTTTTGCCTTAGTATAAAGTTTTCAGTGTCTTCAACTGTAATACAATATACTTTACCAGTATAGTGTTCTAAAGTAGCGTCATTTCTAACATCTATATCTACTTTAGTAGTTGGGCTATCCTTAGTAAAATATACACAGTACTTATCATTATGATTGGGGTTATCTAATTCATACTTTTTATACTGTGTTTTATACCCAAGCTTAACAGCAATTTCTTGAAGATCATTTACAAGTTGAGGACTAGTTGTGTAAGCTGTACAAGATGTGTCTGACTGCCAATTACCATCCCCCAATATATAAGCTTTGAAGGCAAGGTCTAGTTGTTCATAAGTAGCAGACTTCAAGAACTCCCGTGGGAAATGTTTATCTTTGGACTTACCAAACTGCTTTACATACCCCCACAACTCTTTGTTGGTTATTTGAAAGTCTCCGTTTTTACAATAACAAAAGTTATAGCAGCTAAGAAGCTCTCTTATGAAGGGATGATTTTCAATTTTATTTTGAGTAATTATAACCTTATAACTACCCCGTCTAGTTTTTCCAAAACACCCCTCAGCAATATACAAACCTAAGAATTGAGCAGCAGCATTATCATCAAACTTACCAAAAGCTTCAAACCCAGCAGCATCATACTTTTCTGAGGTTCTCACTACATTGATACTACCACCAACATACTCATTCCATCTAATTAGCTCGTTTGTAGGTTTACCATGCTTCTTGTAAAGAACTCTGTGATCGTTAGTCATACTCATATACAAATTCTTCTTACGTATACGAGTAATCTCCTCATTAACTTCAAAGCTAGTCACTGATGTCACTGGCTTTACCACTAACTCCCCATTCTTTTCGACTGAGTGTACTAACTCACCTTTTTCTACATCTTGTATACTTTTCCACCCACTAACCGTTAAAACTTCTCCCTCATCAATACAGCACCTCATATATGGAATAATACTAGGGTCGGTTGTCCTCAAACGTGACCTCAAATAGTCCCATACGTAGGGTGTTGGGTAGTGTGTGATCTCGTCAATAGCTATATAGGTGTATGACTGTCCCTGGTATCGTGTAACGTCCCTGTCTCTATCGCAGTAGCTGAAGTGTACTGAAGCCCCAGACGGGAAAAACCAAGTGTTTTTACCTTCTCTCCACTGAGCCTTCGGAAAAGCTATTGGGTAGACTTGGTGAGACTTTTCAATTAGCTCTCTCAACTCATCCAAGGTACGTCGGAGGATGATTGCCCGGTGGTTAGTATTATCAGCGTATCTAAGTACGTCCAAGAGTACTGCGAAGGACTTCCCACCACCAGCAGCCCCCCCGTAAAGTACATCTTCCTCGGGGGAAGCAAGGAAGTCTGTTTGGGGTCCTGGGTGGGGTTTGAAGGCTGCATTATCTTCAACGTAATCTCGGGCGTATTTGGGGAGTTCTTCAATCTCATCTTTAACGATTAAAGCTGGCCCCTTTTTGTTTATAGCCTTCTCCACCTTCTTAGCACCCTTTTCAAGATGCCTAATCTTATCATACTCTTTCTTGGCGGCTTTGTCAAACTTAACCTTCTGTTTTTTGGCTTGTCTGAGCTTGCTTTGAGTTTCCCGCCTAGCTAACTCAGCCTTAGAGAAGTTGTACTGTCTTTTTTTGTGGGTGGGGGCGTCCTCCCGTTTTTTGGGAGGAGCCGCACCATCCAGAAAAGCTTCTAAGTCTGAGGGGTCAACCAAGTTTAGCCTATTACTATGCGGCTGAACTCAGTGGAGTAGCTTCAGAACCACCACTCTGTTTGATATTACCTTCAAGCAGCCAAGCATCCGTAGCTACATCAGTCATACGTATCCAATCATAGATTTTACCGCCGGTAGCAGTACCATCATAAGTGATCGTGTCTTGAGTACCAGTAGCAACCCAGTTGTAGTTACCCGCAGCATCAGTATCCGAACCCATAATAAAGCCGTGGAAGCCAGCGTTGGCAGTGTCGGCAGTTACGATGGTGCTGCTGGTAGCTGCAATACCTTGCATGACAGTGTAGACGTTACCAGTACCAGTAGCTTCCGGCAATGTAACAGCAAGCGTAGCATCCAAAACAAGGCAAATCTTGTTGCCGTGTGTGGTGGGATCGAGGGTAAGAGTGTTTGTACCGTCAGCGATAGAGACTAGCTTGGTAGAAATGTCAGCCGCGTCATTGAGTTCAGCAGCGGTAGCTGTAACACCATCAAGGATGTTGAGTTCAGCATTTGTAGAAGTAAGCATGGTACCAGCACTATCAATTTTGAGTGGGTACCTTTCGTCTGGATTTACTGTCAAAGACATAGTATTTTCCTTTTCTTCGTTAGTTTAAAGTTAAAGTGTAAAAATTTATAAATGTTTGTTTTGAGAAACTAGGTTCTCACACGTATGTTCGGGTTCAATGGGGTACGTTTAACATACCCTGAAACCATGATTAAATTAGCAGAACTAGCAAAAGCTCTCAAAACTAAAGAATTTTGAAGAACTAGTCCTGGGATTACTTCCACAAACCCCCCACTAGCAGACAAAGCAACTTTACTCAAGTCATCGGGGTCTGTGGTTCCACCCCACTCAACTGTAAAGTCAATATTATTCGAGGCATGAGTGTTAGTAGCCCATAACCATATTTCGTCATGTGCAGACACACCGGATATGCTAGTATGGATGAGTGTTCCTGGGGTTCCAGTGGCAGCGATTTTAATTTGGCGTCCATTTGTACTTCCACTCAAAGGGTAGCGTATTTCAGTCATTTTTGAAGTTAGGTCTTCAAATTAAGATCAAAGAAAGCATTGCACCAAACACGAATGTCATCAAGCTCTGAAACTGTCAAAGCCTTATCCACTATGAGGATCATAGCCATCTCGCCATCAAAGAAATCAACATTAGAACCACCAGTACCCTCATAATCCCCAAAGCTTGGAACAACTGTCAAATTTTCAACATCCACAAAAGTTCCAGTGTCATCAGTGTCAGCTTTTAACTCAGTACCATTCTTGTAGAGTTTGATACCAGAACTAGCAGCGGTATTATCCCAAGTAGCTGATAATAGCTGCCACTCATCCTCAGTTATAGTATCTTTTGAAGCTTTTCCGATCCTGGCAGCAGCACTTTCATCCCACAATTCCAAGTTCAACTTGTCCGCCGCATCCAACCAAAACAACCACTCCCTAGCTTCTGAAGAGGTAGTAAGATCAAGCTTGCTCCCAATAGTACTGTTAGTACTGTCAACAGGATTAACGAGAGCAACCCAGCTAATAGCCGCTGAGGGAGTGAGGGATGCAACGTCGGGAGTATCAAATTCCTCATCAGTACCGTTCATCTTCAAAGCAATACCCAAACCAAGGTGCCGGGCACCTGTGTCATAAGTGGCAATGCTGTGGTTGTATTCGAAAACAAGACCACCGATAGCACTTTCATCACCAGTGGTTGTAGTTGTATCTGAAGCCTGGGGGAGCCAGAACATGTGGCAGTCTCCAGTGATCTTCAAAATGCCTCTGACAAACTCTGCCCTTGTCATTAAAGGATTAGCAAGTAGAGATTGTGGTTTGAGGCCAGAAACAGTGTTTGCCATTATTATCTCCTAATTAGACCAAACCACCCTTGGAAAGGTCTTTTTGTTTATTCTTTTTCAAATATTTATGTTTATTGTATTCTTTTGATCGTTGTATAGAACGCTTCAAAGCTTCTTTTTCAGTATTGAAAGGCCCCTCTAAAACTTCCCCCGGTTTAACACTACTTTCAACATAGTGTTTACCATCCCGTTCAACAGTTATAGATACTTCATGGCTCATTGGTAAATCTTAACCTTCCCCGACTTAAACCTTTTCCTCAACCCCACATGTGATAAATAACGGCCAGTTGTCTCCCTCAGCCAGTCTGACAACTCCCGGAGAGAATAATCACCAGTACCATGATAGTCAAAAGCCCGTTGAAGAGCCGCCAGTTCAAGCGGTACTTCAACAAGCTCCTTATCTGCTTTAAATGGCCCCGGCTTTGCATCTTCTTCATATTTGTAGGCATAACCAAACGGTAGGGTATTATGCTTCTTGAAAATCGGCATCAATCACCTTTTCAGTCTTCGCCGGTAGCAAGACCACCCCATGAACAACCTCCCCTTCATGATGCACTATTTCTTTCTTACCAATCCCCACACGATCCAAAACCTCTTTGGCAGCTTCAAATTTAGCTTTTGATGCCCCATCCGATACTCCACCCGTTTCCATCCGTTCCACAATCTGTTTAGCAGCGTTGGGGCTATGTAGGGCTAAATAAGACTGAGTTAGGCCTAAGATTTCCTCAGAGAAGCGTTTAACTATCTTGTATTTGTAGTTAGGGGAATAACCAGCCCCATGCAATGCATTATCAACGTCAAAGTCAAGTTCAAACAATTCCAGGAACAGCTTTTGCTGGTCTGTTAATTCTTGGGGTCTTCGTTGTTGGGGTAGGAGGTGCATGTTTACTTTTTTGGAACTTTTAAAAGAAAAGAAAGGGGCGGGAGAGAGGCACAAGCAGCGTTGCACTACCTGTTGAGAGAACCTAGGAACACCCTCCAACATTTATAATGTCATCGTGGGGCGTTTTCTTCAAAGCAACCTCTCTCCCTAAACTGGATAGCCAGAGGCTTCAACTACTATTACCACTTTTTTA